TGTCTAATGCTTGTTGTAGGTGATTATGCAGTTTATTTTTGGTGAGTGCTCTATATTTTTCTTCTAATTTTTTAGATTTTTCTTCAAATGTTCCACTAACTTTATCATGATAGTCTTGACTAAATTCCATATACGCACCTTTAAACGTTTTAATCTTAAATACTTTAGCATTATACATAAATATGTGAGTATCATATAGAGGGTTTGTTAATGGAGTAGCTTTAAAGTCATTTAAACTTTCTACAACATTTTGTTTGTCAACTTTAGCAAATGTATTATGGGTCATAGCTTCATAATAAGATTCCTTTCTATTAATGTCTTTCTGCTTTTCTATAGGATCTTTTGTGTTAGAAATTCCTAATAAAGCTAGTAGCAAATCATCTTTAATTAACTCAACACTAATTGGTTCAATACTATTTGGTCTCGGTTTAACAATAGTTGCTAATAGTTTGTTTAAAGCTGTTTCATCACTATAAACTTGTGTTGGAGGCTTTTCGGCGACACAAAACTGTGGACTATTTTCCGCTAAACAAAATTGAGGAATAGTTTCTCTAGTACTAATTAATTTTGTTTCGCCATTCCTAACTCTATGCTCTGCGATTCTATATGCATCTCTAATACCTCTAACTAATGTGTGTAAATTTTCTTCTACCAAACAAGCTATTACATAAATTTGTATTACACAATTGGAATTATAATGTGCATTACAATGCGTTTGAATAACTTCTAAAGCTTCACTCATCAAAATTGGACCACAACTATTAATATTAGTATTAGTAGCTGGATTATATTTGTAACCTCTTAATTGTTCTTTATAATAGTTGCTGTATTTTGTATCACAATCATAAGTTGTTGCACCCTCCTTCAACAATATTGAACTACATTCACAGTTTTTTGTATTTTTAGCATCAATATTATATATAATTTCTTTTCCTGGCGAACCAGTCGTTCTAAGTGGTTCTGGAATACAATGTAATATACCCGAATAAAATTCCACAGGAGATTTTTGTTCAGGTGTTAAAAATAGTTCAGGAAATTTGTTTGTTTTTCCAGGTTGATGAGTAAACTTAAAAGCAGGATTAATAGATTTTCTTAGTCTTGTTTTATATTTTTCTGGATATATATCACAAAAAAATTCAGCCTCTTCTTCATAAGAGGATATACAATTACCTAAATTACCAAATGTATATAGTTCCACATTTTTTGGTATATTAATAGCATGATACTTTTTTGTTATTAATGCGCTATCACTATCTCCGAACTCACTTGTAAGTATAGTTCCGTGTGAATTAATAATGTATGTTGCTGTTTGTTTACTTGGAGATTTTGGAGATTTTGGAGATTTTGGAGATTTCTCCATATTATAATAATAAAATATTTTTATTTTTTATTTTACAATTGGAGCAATTTGTAGCCATTAGTGGTTTTAGTTATTCTAAATTCTTGGTCTGAACTATGAATTTTATTATGGCAAGCTTCGCATATATTTATTAAATTGGCCTTATGATTTTTATTAAACTCGCCATTAATAATTCCATCTTTTGCATTTTTCTGGTATTGTAAATGATGGACTTCTGTTCCTTCATTGTTATTACACAATTCACACATTCCGCGCAATTTATTTGCATTATAACGGCTCTTTTTTGCTTCTAACACACTAATATTAGATTTATTATATTTATTTCGAATAGTATATGCTCGTTCAATAAAATCTTCAGGTAAGTCTAGCGATTTACAAACTTCTAGCCCATACATAGACTGTCCTGGTCCTGTGCGTAATTTTCTATTATAAATTAATGTCTTTTGCTCACGATCAAAAAATACACTCATATGATATATTTTCATAGCATCAAGATTTTTCACTTCCTCATATTCTAAAATTTCGTGAAAGTGAGTTGCAAATAAAAAGGTGCTAGCCAGGCTATGTAATCTCTCTAAGCTCGAAACAAAAATGCTTAGTGCAGACGTTGTTTCGGTTCCACTACATAATTCATCGCCCAAAATAATACTTTTACTATTAGCATTTTTCAATATTGTTCGCAATTCGCACATCTCTACAGCAAATGTAGAGAGACCTTTGAATATATTATCATTACCTAATAGTCGAGTAAATAAATATTCATATGGATAATAAGTAAATTCTTCACATGGCACAAACATACCCGCTTGCGCCATAATAAGCGCAATACCAATCGATTTTATAAAGCTGGTTTTACCTACAGCATTTGTTCCGTATAATAATAGTCCGTTACTAGACTCCCCAATTTCTAAATCATTTGTTACATATAATTCATTAGTATTTAATTGCTCTATTAAGCAATGTCTAATTTTTTTAAAGTTAACATATGATTTGTTACAGCCTACATTATTATTATTAATACTAATAACAGGACGACAATAGTTATATTTTAACGCATTATATGCTTTAACATAACATACATCACTTAGTGCAATAAATTGAGAGATTTTGCCAAGTAGCGAAAATCTCTCGTTCTTCGAAGATACATTAGAATTAGTAACATTAGAATTAGTAACAACATTATATATAATGTTTTTGAATTCACATAAAATAGCTTTATAATTGCTATTAATTTCTTCAATTAGCTCTTCTCGAGAATTTTGAATGTCATAACATAACTTATCTATTTCTGTAGAATAAACAATAATATTTGAATTAGCAGACCCGTGATTTTTGAATAATATGCTCGAGAGATCGATTTCAATAATTTCGCCAAATTTACTATATTTTGAAGTATAATTAATATATTCATATTTTGTCCCCGACTTTTCAATAATCTTTTGTATAATTTCCTTTAAAATTGCTCCGCGTCGCTTTGTAGTAATTAACATAACCTCATTTTTAGAAGTTTCGTGAAACTTAATATAACCACCGCTAACCGCGTCATCGTTTGTTAGCGTCGGATTTGCAATATAGTCGCTATTTTTATCCTCATTAGTCTCTTTTTTGGATGTTTTTGCTTTTGCCTTAGCTTTACACGAATTGGTCGTCCTCGATTTTTCATATTCCATTAATAAATTAGAGAAAAAAAACGCAATTGCCTCTAATTGTTGTCGCGAGTCGACACAACGCTTATAGAGTTTGTTTAAATTTGCATTATAGTTTTGATTAATAAAAAACATAGCCTCTAAATCATTGTTATTTAACTTATCGATCACTACATTAAGCTTTGAAAGTTCAAACACACTAGCAATATAATTATTAATTTTATTACAAGCTTCGCTAATATCATAATTAATAATATGTTCAACGTAAAGTGCTAGTTCCTTATTTTCCTCTATACAAGTAATTTTCTCAAATAATGTTGAAACATTTGAGAGATTATTATACAAGCTTGCAAAATCACGCGGTTCAATTTTACCTAGCACAAGCTTTCTATCTATTTTTTCAATATCTCTCACGTTTAATAAATATTCCCTAATTGTTTTATAAAATTGTGTTTTAATTAAATGCTCTGTAACATCATAACTAGCATTTAAACTAGCGCTAGCGCAAATAGGGTGTAATAAATCATAATTGAATTTACGCTTACCTGCATTTGTAATACAATTATTTAAAAAGTTTGCTACACAACCTAGCTTACCATTATGACGCTGATCACTAATCATATTTAACTGTTTGAGAGAATGATTGGCCAATATTAATTTAGAATTAATATTTTCAAAGCACGGAAAATCAATGTGTTTAATTAGCGCAGGATTGTGTTTGTCAATAAAATCAATGAGAAAACATAAACTCTGATTTGCAATACTATAATTTTGAAATTCAAAATTTGTTCTATATGCTCCTGATCCATATATTTTGTCAATAAGCGTTTCTTGGTATACTTGTTTTTCACAATTGGCAGCTATTTTCTCAAAACTCTCGACTGCTTTGCTAACACTCGCATTTCTATTAATTGTAACCTCTTTTTCATCTAAATATACTTTATGTATTTTTTGTGCATTAATATTGGCATAACTAATAACATCATCAATATATGTATTGCTATTGCTATTGCTATTTAACTCGTTACTATTCATTTTATTGCTAATAATAATTACTTCACTCGGATTATAAATAGAAATATATTTTTCTAATTGATCGTAAGTAGTTGGACTATTCTCATAAGGCTGTGAATATTCATAATTTACTAGTTTACCTGTTAAAATATCAATAATATTTAGCCCAATAGTAAGTGTTTCATTTTTAACAAATTTATTTGGTTTGCTATAATGTATCCACAAACATAGTGTATTATTGCTTAAATTGGTGTTGTTAATCGAGTTTTCACCATCAGAATTAGTGTTATCATTAGTATCAAAATATGTTCCTGGAGAGTATATAGCTATTAAGCTTCGACTTGTATTTTTCATTTGTAAGTCTTGAGCATAAATAATAACAGTATATCCATTATTTAGCATACGCTTTACGTATTTATCAAGTTGAGGTAGTCCGAACCCAGCCATTACAACATTCTCATCATTAACCATCGTATTCTTGTGCGCTATAACCATATCATTAATTTGAGCAAAATCCACAATATTGCTTCCTTCATAAATACCTTCGCCTTTTTTAATAGCATAACATTCGTAAAAACTGCCAACTTGCATTAGCACCAATGTTTTGTCTCCATAAACTTCCTTGTAGTTTTTAGTATGTTCTAAATATTCTTCTACAAGTGTCATAATATTGTATTAATAACGTATTCTCATAATTAATACAATTATAGCTCTAAATAGTTTTAATATATTAACTTTTGCTAAGATCACTTACCTTTTTTTGGTGCTCTATATCCGCCTCCACGCACCCTGCTTAATACATTATTAACATAATTGGAGTCTTGATTTTTTCCATTTAATTGTATAAAATCATTGTCGTTTTTTAATATCATTGATGAATTTCCTATTGTTGCTAATCTTAAACGCTGTATTCTTAAATCACTGCTCATATTTTCTAAAGGCTTTGCGCAAACATTTGATGTTGATTTATTTGTTACTGAGCTATAGTCCGCATTTTTCTTTAAATTTTCAGAATTATGAGAAGAAAAATTAAACGCTTTTCTTCCTAAAATAAATGTGCTTGTTCTATCTGTAACATTGCTACCATTTGAAGGCATATTCTTTGAAATGTGTTTTGACATTATTATATAAGTATTATTATATAATAATATGTTATAATTATTTATTTTTATTTATAAATCTCTCTAAAACATTTTCATAAACTTAGGAGAAGCAATGATTTTTTGTTTTACTAAAGTAGATATATTTCTAAAACTATAGTTATTCATTGCATCATTATTATTAGGTTCAACTACTGGCTCTAATACTGGCTCTAATATTGCCTCAACACTTGGCTCAACAACTGCCTCAAATACTGGATCTAATACTGGACTATCTACTGGACTAACTATTGGTTCGACTACTGGACTAACTATTGGTTCGACTACTGTCTCGATAACTGCCTCGACTACTGGACTATCTTGTGGCTCAATTACTGGCTCAATTACTGGCTCAATTACTGCCTCAACTTGTGCCTCAACAACTGGCTCAACACTTGGCTCAATTACTGCCTCAACACTTGGCTCAATTACTGCCTCAACTTGTGGCTCAACAACTGCCTCAACACTTGGCTCAACAACTGCCTCAACTTGTGGCTCAACAACTGCCTCAACACTTGGCTCAATTACTGCCTCAACAACTGGCTCAATTACTGGCTCAATTACTGGCTCAATTACTGCCTCAACTTGTG